GCCCTTATTCGTTTCCGAAAAGGCGGCTTCATCAGATTGGATACTGATGAGCCTGATGAACCAGTATTCAGACGCAAAACCGCGTACTACTAGAGGCTGTTATGTCTATTGAAAAAAGTCTTTACGCCGCACCGCAAGGTATCGACGAGCTGCTCGACGAGATTGATAACCAAGAGCCGGATATTGAGATCGAGATTGAAGATCCGGAAGAGGTTGACATCAGCCTGCCGGGCCTTGAGATTGAAATCGGTGAGGACGAAGAAGACGACTTCAACGAGAACCTAGCAGAGATCCTTCCGGACTCCGTGTTGCAGAGCTTGGCGTCTGATCTGATCAGCGACTTCGATGATGACATCTCGTCCCGCAAGGATTGGATGCAAACCTACGTTGACGGTATCGAACTTCTGGGCATGAAGCTTGAAGACCGTACTGAGCCATGGGAAGGCGCATGCGGCGTCTACCATCCGATGCTGACAGAAGCCATCGTCAAGTTCCAAGCCGAGTCGATCACGTCTACATTCCCGGCCTCTGGCCCGGTCAAGACTAAGATCCTTGGCAAAGAGACGCAAGACAAGCGCGACGCTGCTACTCGTGTTCAAGACGACATGAACCACATGCTGACCGATGTTATGGTCGAGTTCCGCCCAGAGCAAGAGCGCATGTTCTGGGGCATGGGTATGGCTGGTAACGCCTTTAAGAAGGTGTACTACGATCCGGGCATGGAGCGTCCAGTATCGGTGTACGTAACTGCCGACGACATGGTTGTCCCATACGGCGCCAGCAATCTGGAAACTGCAGAGCGTGTGACCCACGTTATGCGCAAGACCGAGAACGAGCTGCGCAAGCTGCAAGTGTCTGGCTTCTACCGCGACATTGACCTTGGCGAGCCAAACAATACGCTAGACGAAGTAGAGAAAAAGATTGCCGAGAAGATGGGCTTCCGTGCCACCAGCGACAGCCGTTACAAGCTGCTGGAAATGCACGTTGACCTTGACCTTGATGGCTTTGAACACACTGACGAAGACGGCGAACCAACTGGCATTGCGCTGCCGTACGTTGTTACCTTGGAAAAGGGATCGGGCGAGATTCTATCTATTCGCCGCAACTGGGATCCGGAAGATGAAACGTACAAGAAGCGTAATCACTTTGTTCATTATGGATATGTTCCGGGCTTTGGTTTTTATTGCCTTGGCCTTATTCATCTCGTGGGTGCTTTTGCCAAATCTGGCACAAGTATTCTTCGTCAGCTGGTCGATGCCGGCACGCTCTCTAACCTACCGGGTGGTTTCAAAACAAGAGGGCTGCGCATTAAAGGCGATGATACTCCCATCGCTCCAGGCGAATTCAGAGACGTGGACGTTCCCTCCGGAGCAATGCGGGATAACGTCATGCCTCTCCCGTACAAAGAGCCAAGCATGGTTCTTGCCGGCCTACTGGACAAGATCATCGACGAAGGACGTCGCTTTGCCTCTGCAGCGGATCTGAAGATTGCAGACATGTCGGCCAACACACCGGTTGGTACGACACTGGCAATTCTGGAGCGCACGCTGAAAGTAATGTCGGCCGTCCAAGCCCGCATCCACTACAGCCTGAAGCAAGAGCTGACACTGCTGCGCGACATCATCCGCGACTACACTCCAGAGGACTACAACTATGAACCGGTTGACGGCACGCCGCGTGCGAAGCAATCGGACTATGACTGCTGCTGTGTTATCCCGGTTTCTGACCCGAATGCAGCAACCATGTCCCAGAAGGTTGTTCAGTACCAAGCCGTTCTTCAGCTGGCTCAACAGGCGCCTCAGATCTACAACCTGCCGCAACTCCACCGTCAGATGCTCGACGTACTCGGCATACAAGATCCACAGAAGCTTGTACCGATTGAAGATGATGAGAAGCCAAAAGATCCGATGACGGAGAACATGAACATCCTGAAGATGAAGCCGGTTAAGGCGTTTATCGAACAGGATCATCAGGCTCACATCATGGCTCACCAAGCGTTCCAGCAAGACCCTCTGGTCATGCAGACAGTTGGTCAGAACCCACAGGCTCAGGCAATGCTCGCAGCAATGCAGGCTCACATCGCAGAACACTTGGGCTTTGCCTACCGCGCACAACTTGAGCAGATGCTCGGCGTGTCGTTGCCAACACCGGACGACGAAGAGCCGCTGCCAATGGATGTACAGAACGAGATCGCCCGCATGGTTGCTCAGGGTACGCAAGCTCTGGCCGCACAACACAGCCAGCAGACCCAAGCACAGCAGGCTGCTCAGCAGGCACAAGATCCGCTTATCCAGCTGCAACAGCAAGAGCTGCAGATCAAGCAGGCAGACATTCAGCGCAAGGCTCAGAAGGATCAAATCGACGCACAACTCAAGGCGTCGCAGCAACAAATCGAACGCGACCGTATCGCCGCGCAAACAGGCATGGAGCAACAAAAGCTACAAGCCAAGATGCGCGCAGACGATCTAGAGATGGAAGCAGAGGGCATGAAGTTTGCAGCCACTCGCCAACATGACCGCGACAAACTAGAGGCCGAAGGCATGAAGGCCGCACTGAAAGGTAAATGATGCTAGATAAAGCGCTGGAACATCTACGCGCCAAGATAGATGACAAGGTTAATCAACTCCAAGAGTATCTGGCCGACGGCAACGCGACCGACTTTGCGGAGTACAAGAAACTGTGTGGCGAGATTCAAGGTCTGCTCACCGCGCGGCTATTTACAACAGACCTACAAGAAAGGCTAAGGGACTCAGAAGATGAGTGAAATCCTACTGGCAACAAACCCGGACAATCCCCAAATCATCGGGAGCATTTCCAAAACTGCTGAAGAGAAGGCTAGTCAGCTTCCACGTCCATCGGGCTATCGCATTCTGTGCGCCATCCCTGAACAGGAAGAAACATTTGACAGCGGTCTGATCAAAGCAGACGAAACGATCCGTATCGAAGAAACATTGACCACTGTGCTGGTCGTAGTGGATCTTGGCCCAGACTGTTATAAGGACGCCGCTCGTTTCCCGAACGGCCCGTATTGCAAGAAGGGTGACTTTGTACTGGTTCGTCCACACTCCGGCTCGCGCCTTGTCATTCATGGCAAAGAGTTCCGGATCATTAACGACGACACTGTAGAAGCAGTTGTTGACGACCCACGCGGTATCAAACGCAAGTAAGGAGGCGACATGGACAAGGAAGAATTCAAGTTTCCTGATGAGTTCGATGAAGACGAAAAGTTAGAGATCGAAACTGATGAGGAGCATATTGAGATCGAGGTAGAGGACGACACCCCTGCGGAAGACCGCAACAAGGAGCCGCTGCCTGAAGATGTCAAGAAAGAGCTTTATGACGATGAGCTGGAGGACTACTCCACCAAAGTCAAAAAGAAAATGATGCAGATGAAAAAGCTTGCTCACGACGAGCGCCGCGAGAAAGAGGCTGCCCTGCGTGAACATCAAGAAGCTATTCGTCTTGCCCAGCAAACCATTGAGGAGAACAAGCGCCTCAAGGCTATGCTGCAGAGCGGCGAGAAGGAACTGATCAGCACGTATCAGACTTCGGCCGAGCTGGAGATCGAGAAGGCCCGAAAGAACTACAAGGATGCCTACGAGTCCGGTGATCCGGATCGTCTGGTTGAGGCGCAAGAAGAACTGAACCGAGCCAGCCTGAAACTGGATCGTGCAAAGAATTTCAAACCCTCTTTACAACTGGAAGAATCTCCTGTACAAAATGAACAAGTGCAGCAACCTGCGCCCAAAAAGATGGACGATAAGGTTGCGGCTTGGGTTTCACGCAATGAGTGGTACATTGACCCAGACAAACGCGCCATGGGCGAGTATGCCAAGGGTTATCACTACGACCTTGCGAAGAAGTATGGACAATCGTTTGTAGGTACTGACGAGTATTTCAAGCAGATTGACAAAGAGATGCGCCGTAGGTTCCCAGAAGAATTCGACGGCGAAGTGGAAACTTCCACAAACACCGAGGCTAAGCCACGGACAAAGAAAGCCACGGTCGTAGCGCCGGGTACACGAAGCACTTCTAGTAAGCAGATCCGGCTGAAGAAATCTCAGCTAGATGTGATCAAGAAGCTTGGTATTACCCCAGAGCAGTACGCCCGTGAAATCTTAAAAATGGAGGCCTAATCATGGCTGAAAACAGAAAACCCCGCGAAATCGAATCCCGTGAAATCAGTGAACGTCCGAAGCAGTGGATGCCTCCTGAATTGCTGCCAGAACCTGACAAGCAACCTGGGTATTCGTACAGATGGATCCGTGTTTCTACTCTGAACACTGCCGATCCCCGCAACCTCAGCGCCAAGCTGCGTGAAGGTTGGGAACCGGTAGCGCTAGAGGAGCAACCGAAGTTTCAACTGCTAGTCGATCCGACCAGTCGCTTCAAGGACAACATCGAGATCGGCGGGCTGTTGCTCTGCAAGACCCCGACTGAATTCGTCGAACAACGTAATGCACATTACGCTAAACAGACGGCCTCTCAGACGGAAGCTGTGGACAACAACCTGATGCGCCAAAGCGATCCGCGGATGCCGCTGTTCAAAGATAGCAGCTCCTCGACTAGCCGAGGCAAAGGTTTTTAATTTTCTAATCTTTGGAGTTAACTATGGCTTACCCTACTGTTAGCGCCCCTTACGGCCTGAAGCCGATTAACCGTGTTGACGGTCTGCCTTATGCTGGCGCGATCCGTCAAATCCCGATTGCCTCGACCTACAATACGGCAATCTACAACGGTGACATCGTCCGCATCGCTGCTGGTGGCACGATTCAAAAATCGACCGTTACGACTGACGCAACTACCGCTGCTGCTAACAACACCTACGGTGTTTTCGTTGGCGTGGCATACACCAACTCGATGAGCCAACCGGTAGAAGCACAATACTATCCGGGCAACTCTGGCGTGAGCAACGCTGTTGCTTACGTTGTTGACGATCCTATGGCTGCCTTCAAGGTTGCTGTGACTTATTCGGGCAACGCTACCGTGACCTCTGTTAACCAGAGCATCGTCGGTACGAACGTTCCGGTTCGTCAAGGCACTGGCTCGGCCACCACTGGTGACTCGGCTATCTCGGTTTACGCTACCGACGCTGCTGGTAACGCCGCTGCTCTGCCGCTGCGTGTAGTAGCTGTGGTTCCGGATACCAACACTTCGGCGACGACCTACTGCGAAGTAATCGTCAAGCTCAACAACCCGCAGATCCTTGGTACCACGGGTCTCGACTACGCCGCTTGATAGGAGTTAAATCATGGCAATTTCACGCGCACAGCTACTCAAAGAACTGCTGCCCGGCCTGAACGCCCTGTTCGGTCTGGAGTACGCTCGTTACGGCGAAGAGCATAAAGAGATCTACGAAACCGAAACTTCGGAACGTAGCTTCGAAGAAGAAACCAAGCTGTCGGGCTTCTCGGCTGCTCCTGTCAAAAACGAAGGCTCGGCCATCGCTTATGACAATGCACAAGAAGCATGGACTTCCCGCTACAACCACGAAACCATCGCTCTGGGCTTCAGCCTGACCGAAGAAGCAATCGAAGATAACCTCTACGATTCGCTGTCGGCTCGCTACACCAAGGCTCTGGCTCGTGCTATGGCCTACACCAAGCAAGTCAAGGCTGCCGCTGTTCTGAACAACGGCTTCACCTCTGGCTACAACGGTGGCGACGGTCAGCCTCTGTTCTCGGCATCGCACCCGCTGGTTAGCGGCGGCACCAACTCGAACATCCCTTCGACTGCAGCCGACCTGAATGAAACCTCGCTGGAAGCAGCAGTTATTCAGATCGCCGCTTGGACGGATGAACGTGGTCTGCTGATCGCTGCCAAGCCACGCAAACTGGTTGTTCCACCAGCGCTGCAATTCGTTGCAACCCGCCTGCTGGAAACCGAACTGCGTGTTGGCACCAACGACAACGACGTGAACGCAATCAAGAACAACGGTTCGATCCCGGAAGGTTATACCATTAACCACTTCCTGACCGACACCAATGCTTGGTTCCTGACGACTGATGTTCCTAACGGCATGAAGCACTTTGTGCGTACGCCGCTGCAACAGTCGATGGACGGTGACTTCGATACTGGTAACGTACGTTACAAGGCTCGTGAGCGTTACTCGTTCGGCTGGTCGGATCCTCTGGGTATGTACGGCTCGCAAGGCGCTTAATCAGCGTCAAGCCTCAAGGAAGACCCCGCTTCGGCGGGGTTTTTCTTGTATACTGTTGTTATGGTATCAGCACAAAAATTTTGCAAAGCTTGTAATGCGGAGACAGACCGCTACAAGGACGGACGCTGCATTCCGTGTAGGCATAGATATAGCGCCAAATGGGAGGCGCAAAACAGAGATGTTGTCAATGCTAAATCAAGGCGCTGGAACGAAAGAAATGCTGAAGCCAAGCGCGCTACGAACGCTGCGTACAGAGCAAAAAACCAAGAAAAAATTAACGAACGCCGAAAAGAAAAGCGTGCCGCAGACCCAAGCATAGAGCGCAACAAGTCTGCCAAACGTCGATCTGCCAATGGAAAGCTGCCATCAAACATAATTGAACTTTTGCTGGAAAAGCAAAACGGCATGTGCGCCTGCTGTGGGCTTCCGTTATCTGGGTCTTTTCACCTTGATCACATAATGCCATTGGCAAGGGGCGGATCAAACACAGAAGACAACGTGCATCTGCTTTTGCCAAAATGCAATCAACAGAAGTATACGTTGACGTTTGAAGAATTTTTAAGGGCGCGCCGGAAAAATAGTTGACAGGCACAAAACTAAGAGTAACATCAAACAAACTAGGATCCCCCGGCCTTTCAGACTTGCCTAGAAGACGCCATACCGACTGACTGGCCTTACTGTATGGAGAATACAAAATGGCTGTTTCTACTACCCAAAGCATCTGGCGTTCGGGCGGCGGCGATCAAACTCGCACCGCATACTGTGGTTCTGGCGTTATGGCCGCAACCTTCTACGTATCGAACGCTGCCGCAGCTTCGACAACCAAGGTTGTTGTTTCATCGACTAACAATGCAAATGTGATCCTCCCAGCTGGCGCTGTGGTTCTTGACGTTGCTGTTGTGTCGGCAAACGCCGCTGCTACCAAGACCTTTGACATGGGCTTCACCCTGTACTCGTCGGGCACCACCAACGCTGCCGGTCTGATCAACGAAGGCAACGCCAACGTCGCATCGCTGACTTCGGTTGGCTCGGCTACCAACGTAGGCATGGGCGCTGTTATGTCGTCGTCGCAGATGGTGTACATCACCGCTGGCGCTGGCGCTAACACTCCGGGCAACGGCACTGTTCTGTCGGGCATCATCACGTACTACGTGCAAGATCCTCTCGGCGGTCAACAGAACGTCTAATGACGGCGGGGGCTAACGCCCCCTTTTGACCTTGAGGAGATTGATATGATGCAAACAGATGTTAAAGCTACGCATTTAACAGCAGACGGCGCAGTAAGCAGCAATCCAGCAAGACTTAAGGCTGTATCGTACCGTGGTGATGGCACCGCAGGTAGCATACTGTTCAAAAACGGTGCTTCCGGTTCCACTTTGCTAGAATTAGATGTCGGGACTAGCGATACGTTTACGATTTATATTTTGCTTCCGGGCGAAGGAATTCGGTTCTCGGATTCGATCTATGCCGATATTACCCACGTATCTGCTTTAACTGCGTTTTATGGCTAAGAAGAACCCATCTCTTGCTGTCGGTCGTGGCGAGAAGCTGCCCGTCTCGCAAGGGGCTGGTTTGACTGCTAAAGGCCGCGCCAAGTACAACAAGGCAACCGGCTCTAACCTTAAAGCACCAGCGCCAAATCCAAAGACAAAGGCTGACGAAGGCCGACGCAAGTCGTTCTGCGCCCGCATGTCTGGAATGCCTGGGCCTATGAAAGACGAGAAAGGCCGTCCAACACGGAAGGCCGCATCTCTGAAGCGGTGGAACTGTAAATGACAGAGCAAATGTTCGTGCTGCTTTGGAACACTGGCTTGACGCTGTTCATCGGCATCATAAGCTGGGCAGCAAAGTCCAAAGAGAAAGAGTTCGACGCTCTCAAGGACGAAGTTCAACGTCTCAACATTTTGCTGAATCGCACGCGGGAAGAGGTGGCGAAGGAATACGTCACAAAAAGTGAGGTTCATGCAGATATTAACAGGGTGTTGGAAAGCATTAAACGGCTTGATGACAAACTGGAGAGACTGATGGAGGGCGTTGGTCATGCCAAGTAAATCGAAATCACAGCACAACTTGATGGCGGCCGTGGCGCACAGCCCGTCTTTTGCCAAGAAGGTTGGAATCAAACAATCCGTCGGCAAGGAATTCATGTCCGCTGACAAAGGTAAAAAATTCTCTGGAGGTGGAGAGATGGCAAAAGGTAAAATGTTCGGCGGCAAGGAAACTCGCGCTGAAGAAATGAAAGAAGCTAAGGCTCTGAAGGCAGGCAAGATCAGCCCAAAGCAATACGTTGCCGGAGAGAAGTCTGAAGGTCACGGCGCTGGCGCTGCAAAGAAGGCATCTGCTATAAAGTCTGGCAAGTTATCGCCAGCTAAGTATGCTGCCGAGCATGTCAAGAAAATGGCAGAAGGCGGCAAAGCAAAGAACACTGACATCAAGATCGCCATGATGAAGAAGGCTATGCCTAAGCGTCCTGCCGCAGACATGATGACCCAGTCAACCTCTGCTCCAGCCCAACAACAGGCCGCTGCTCCTGCCGCTCCGCGCGCAATGATGGGCATGCCTATGTGCGGCGGTGGCAAGGTTAAGAAAATGGCTGGCGGCGGTTTGGCTGCTGGACACAAGACGGCCGATGGTATTGCATCCAAGGGCAAGACCAAGGGCAGAGAGATTAAAATGGCAAGTGGTGGCGCTACCAAAAAGCGTTACTGCTGATTCTCACTGGAACAAGTACCAGTGACAAGGAGCTGAAAATGGCAGATGGCAAGGAAATCACAGACCGCGTAGCTAAAGAAGAGAACGAAGCTGATAAGGCTGCGTTCGACCGCTACACTATTGAACCTCTGAAGAAGGCCGCCAAGGCCGTCTACGAGAAAGTTGTAGGCACTCCAGAGCAAAACAAGAAGGCCGCTGACGAGCGTCGTGCCAAGAACGAGAAGAACCCAGACTCGTTCAACGCCAAGCTCGACAAGGCTGTTGGCATGGCCGGCTACGCAAAGGGCGGCAAAGTTTCGTCGGCCTCTAAGCGCGCTGACGGTATTGCAACCAAAGGCAAAACCAAAGGACGGATCGTATGAAAAAGACTAAGCGTTACGAAGACGGCGGCTTTACGTTTGCCGACATCAGCGACGAAGAGCGCAAGGCTGGTATCGACGCTGCCATGGCAGACATCGAGCGCCGCAGCGCAGATCGCGCCGCAGAGGTAGCATCTGAGCGTGCCGGCATGGAAATCGGTTCGACCGAAGAGAAGCCAGCAAAACGCGCTGCCCCTAAAGTCAAGGCCGAACCAGCACGCAAGACTGAGAAAGCTGAAGAAAAGGCTCCTCGTTCAGAGCGCGCTCCTTCGTCGGTTAAGGTTGAGCCTATCACTGGCCCAGCTCCTGCAAAGTCACGCGAAGCTGCAATGCCAGACGTTGCTGCACGCAAGGCTGCAACCGCTGCCCGTCAACGTCGCAGCGCATTCGGCGGCGAGAACAAGGGCGTGTACGGCATGAAGTCCGGCGGCATGGCTTCCAAGCGTGCTGACGGCTGCGCTATTCGCGGCAAAACTCGCGGCAAGATGGTGTAACCATGCGAGCCTCTCGTGGCATGGGTGCCATAAACCCAAGCAAGATGCCCGGCAAGCCAAAGAAGATTGTCCGCAAAGACAATCCTGACGTGGTGGACGAGTACGCAAAGGGTGGCAGCACTGACAAGTGGATCCAAGGCGCTATCAAAAAGCCTGGCGCTTTGCGCAAAGAACTGGGCGTTAAGTCCGGTGAGAAGATTCCTGCCAAGAAGCTTGCCGCTGCCGCAAAGAAACCGGGTAAACTAGGCCAGCGCGCACGTCTGGCTGAAACCCTCAAGGGCATGAAGAAATGACTACGACTGGAACGACGGCTTTTAATCTTGACGTCAATGATCTCATCGAAGAAGCATTTGAGAGATGCGGTTCTCAGCTGCGTTCCGGTTATGATTTTCGTACCGCCCGACGCAGCCTGAACCTGCTTACCATTGAGTGGGCTAATCGCGGCATTAACCTGTGGACTGTGGAGCAGGGTCAGATCCTGATGAACTCCTACCAGTCCGTATATGCCCTGCCGGTTGATACGGTAGACCTTCTGGATCAGGTTATTCGTACCAACAACGGATCTCAGTCTAACCAGATTGACATCAACATCAGCCGGATCTCGGAATCGACTTACCTCACGATCCCGAACAAGAACACAAACGGCCGCCCGATTCAGGTATACGTTAATCGTCAGACCGGCGCCAAGAACCGTTCGTCGTCAACGACGCTTACGACCGGCATCAGCGCTACGGATACGACCATTACCCTGGCCGATGCGTCAGGCTTGCCGACCGTAGGCTTCATAGACATCGGATCAGAAACTATCGGCTATCAGAACATTGTTGGCAATCAGATCCTGAACGCATGGCGTGGACAGAACGGAACCACCGCAGCAGCGCACTCTGCTGCCGCTGGCGTGACTGTGAACAACCTGCCATGTATCAACGTATGGCCAACTCCGAATCCTCCGGGCGACCAGTACACATTCGTTTACTACCGCCTGCGCCGCATTCAGGACGCCGGCTCTGGTACTTACGAGCAGGACATCCCGTTCCGCTTCGTTCCGTGCATGGTGGCTGGCCTTGCATACTATCTGGCTCAGAAGCTGCCTGACGTAGATCCTAACCGCATCCCGATGCTGAAGGCTGACTACGAGCAGCAGTTCCAACTGGCGGCCGATGAAGACCGTGAGAAAGCTCCAGCACGCTGGGTTCCTCGTGGAATGTTCTACTCTAGATAATCATGCCTAATCGTTTCGCTTCCGGCAAATATGCAATCGCTCAGTGCGACCGCTGTGACCAGCGGTACAAGCTGAAGGAGCTGCGTATTCAAATTCTGAAGACGAAGCCATATCGGATCAAAGTATGCCCGTCATGCTGGGATCCAGATCATCCTCAGCTGCAGCTTGGCATGTACCCTGTGGATGACCCGCAGGCTGTGCGTGAACCGCGCCCTGACGTCAGCTATCTGGTGTCTGGCACGAGCGGGTTGCAGATTAACCTGACAGGCGTAGGCCCAGACGGTATCGGCAGCTCTGAAGGCGGTAGCCGCGTGTTCCAGTGGGGCTGGGCGCCAGTAGGCGGATCGCGCCAAGATGACAACGGTTTGACGCCAAACTATCTTGTAATTTCTGTACAAATCGGTACAGTCACTGTAACAACTACTTAGGAGCTAACCATGGCTTACAAACGTGCCGCAGACGGCGTAACAAAACAAGGCAAGACAAAGGGCAAGAACCTGGGCGACACCGGCCCTAGCGTCGGCATTCAGAGCGGCAAGGGCAAGAAGGGCGCCACTACCGTTACTGGTTCTG